TGGCAACATGCGTTTCCCATTAGGCGGCCCCGCCCCGGGTGGTAACAACCGGGGAGGTGCTGTTGGCGGTCGAAATCCGGGGAACCGTCCTCCTAATGGCCGTAGAAACCGGCGGCGTAACAGGCCAGCTCGCCCTGTTGCGATTGTTCCTCCTCCTCCTCAACAACCTCCAAATCCTAGGGGGCGGAACAACAACGCAAACCGGAACCAACAGGTAAATGGGAGAAGACCCCAACCTGATGGTCGAGCCAATCGTGGTGGACCCAACCAACGTCATGGACCTGCGAGGCACCCCAACGCCGGGGGCCAGGGACGAAATGACGGCCAACCAATTGTTGTGCAGGTTGTGGGCCAGAACGGAGGTGCCCCTCCCCAGAATGGGGGGCAGCCACCTCCGGTAGCACCACCACCGGATCCCGTTGCTCAAGAAGGCGACTTGAGACCAGTTAGGGGGCTTGTAGAGGAACAGTACCGCTATTCGCGGGCTATGAATCTCCCCGAAACTGGTGACCGTGCGAATAGAAATATTCCATGGTTCACGCGGGATGCGCGCGTATATCGTCGCGACGATCCTAACATGGCTAATAATTTAATTAACATGTATAGGGACGGATATACGTGGATAAGCGGGGTCTATAAGAACGGTAGGGCTGGCTATTATCGTTGCCAGAGAGCCATATCCCTAACAGATATTGATCAAGAGGTAGAGCGAAACGGTGAGCTCCTCTCAACAGTGTGTCTTTCCCTGTTGAGTTACCTCAATCAATATGCCCTCCTCAAGCGCCGTGACTTGGGGTTACTCATGATGTTGCGCAATCGTGCAATATCGTGGTGTAAAGAATTTCAAATCTGTGATCAAGGCAGGCTTGAAGTTCTGGGGCCCACCGTCGCCATGGCGTACCGCGTACGATCAACGGAGCTTGACACCATCAGGCTTCTCGCATCGTACGAAGTTAATGACGCTCAGAAGTTGCTTCTGTCATTAACCAACGGGGAAACCATGGATACGGAGGCTGTAACGCCGCGCGCGCTTAGACAACGCGACGCATTGAGTAAGGCGTTCCGATCGATTCTGGGCCGTGACACCGCGCAGCCGTCTGCGCGTATCCTTCCCCCTGCTTGAGGGGGCCTAATTCGGGCTAAAGCCATCCATTATCGCAGTATTGGGGTTTCCAAGCACCTCGTTCTCGGTAATGGGTGTGGGTTTCGCTATATTCCGGATTGGGAACATAAGGAGTCACGTTATATATATAGGGGGCCGTCATGTAACGTACATGGGACGGCAGCCACATCCGTTGCTGCGGCTTGCTGCTGCAACGAAATCCACGGAATTATCCACCGTGTGATTGGTGAGACACCACAACCGTCTAGTTGGGGTGTAGCGGCATGTGCTAGTATGGCTAGGCGCTTAGCAGACGTGTTAAGTGCCATTAATCCGTCTATGCATGTGTTGCGATGGCGACAGGTAGTGGAGAGGTACACGGGTGCAAAGCGAGCCAAGTATAAGGCTGCTTTAGACTCTCTTGTGGGTGTTAAGTCACCCACAGTTAACCCCTCGTTTGGTCCCGACAGAGATCCCCTAACCAGGGAGGTCGATGTTCCGGGCCATGCGACGGGAGTAGAAGGCGTTCCTATTTGTAGGGACGATGCCAAGGTGTCGGCATTCGTTAAGGCTGAGAAGGTGTCACTTGATGATCCCTCAGACTTTAGCGACCCTCGAATCATCCAGTGTAGGTCTCCCCGCTATAACATCCCTTTGGCCAGCTTTTTGAAGCCTATTGAAGAAACGCTTTATGCTTTGAAGAGAATGCCTGGTCAGAGAGGAGGTGCCGGTCGCAGACTCATCGCCAAGGGCTTGGATCAAACCGAGCGTGGCAAGACTATCCTTTCTAAGTGGGGTAGCTTTAAAGATCCAGTGTGCATCTCACTGGACGCATCTCGCTTTGACAAACACGTCTCTAAGCAGATGCTTGAGATCGAGCATTCCGTATACTTGCGAATGCATGGAAACGATCCTTTGCTCCGTAAATTATTGGGCTGGCAATTGCACAATAAGGGCATCAGTATGGT